TTCCTGAACAGCAGCTTCGCGCTCCTGGCCCTCCTGCTCAATCTGCGCTTCGACGCCCTGGATGGCCTGAGCGCGCGCCTCTTCTTCGTTAGCAATCGCACTATCAAGGCGCTGTACATCAGCCCGGCGCTCCTGGCCCTCCCGCTCAATCTCTGCGAAAACTTCTGAAAACTGCTGCGAAACCCCAAGGGAGTCATCGACGTAGCTGGTGGTGTACTCCAGCACTCCGGACGTATTCCCGCCGAATGCGGCGATTAGCTCATTAACCTGAGTCGCCGCTGCGGACTCCTCGTCTGCGTAGTACTGCAGATCCTGATACGCCTCAGCGATGCCCTCCTCGCGCTTTTGCGCTTCCTCTTGGATTTCTTGACGGCGCTTGTCCGATTCCTCTTGGATCTCTTGGCTCAGCTCGCTAAGGTTCTCTTGGACCGGGCTATCCAAGCCATCAAGCAGTTCGATCTCCTCACGCAGATCCTTGTAAAGATGCGTCTTGGTAATCTCGCCAGTAATCTCTTCGAGGACGACCGACGGCAACTTCGGCACTTCGGCCTCAAGACCGTCGACACCGTGCCACGGACCTTCCGTCTCATTGGCGTTTACGTGGCGGAGCCAGTAATAGTATGTGACGCCGCCCTCGACGGTATGGTCAACGTACGATGAACCGGTTGCCTGCGCAATCGGCCCGGCCTCTTCCGCCTTGTTGCGGTCGTCCTCGGTGTGGCGGTAGATGTGCGTCCACGCATGGCCCGAGTAGCCGGTCGGCATACCCCAGCTGATCCGCGCCATCTCGGGAGCGGCCATCACATCAACGTCAAAGGGCTCCTCGGGGAACTCGGCGATCGACTCCTCTGGGTCGCCGGGGTCGCCGGGAGTGCCCGGAGTCGCACGGCCGATCGCCTGATGGAGCGGGTGTCGGGGGTCGTCGAGGATCCCCTCAAGTTCCTTCTCGGTAATGACGCGGTCCTTGGAATCGCGGCCTTCGCCGTTCCAGACACGCACCGTCTCCGCAAGCTTCTCGTGGACTTGCGGATCCTTCGGGTTGATCCCACTGCGGCGATTGACCTTCCGCCGTGCCATCAGGCCTCCAACAAACTCGCCATGCTCGGCCCAAGCGCTACGTCGTAGACCGGATAGCTGCCCTCGATCTCGATCTCATAGTGCCGCGCCAGTGACCCCCCGGGAACTCGGACGGCCGAATCGCTGTTGGCGTAGACCACACCTTGGAGGAACCCGTCCCGGTAGATCCGTACATTAACGGGGTAGCGGTCCGCCCAAACACGGACTACGCGAATCGGCTGCGGCCGAGGCAGCATCATCGAACGTGAGCGCCAGCGATAGGTCAGTCGCGAACCGGCGTTCCATTCACGCAGTTCATCATCCACGGCGAAGTACAGCCGGCCTTCCTCGAGATCGGTGAACACCGCTGACGGATAGGGTGTATCGAACCGGACGATGCCCTGCTCCGGGTTGCGAGGGTCGAAGACGAAAGCGCCAGGCCCATCTTCCCCGTCATAGAACGCAACGTACTGGTGGTACCAGCTCGAAGCGCGGATCGTCTCTGGATTAAACCGCTGCCACTCACGGCGGGTGAAGACGCTTTGGGTAACGACCTGCGGGCCTTGGTCCGTAACGTAGACCAGTCCATCAGGAGAAGCGTACACCACACCACCTTGCAGCGAGACCACGCTCTCTTCGGCCAGGCAAGGCTGCTGGATGTTGGTGTTGGTCAGCGCCATCCCAGCCGGACTCGAACCTTGGCCGAGGAACACCGACCCTTTGGTCAACACGACCAGCGTCTGGCCGAACGAACCAAGAGCAACGACCTCGTAGTCCACCGGCAGCCGGTACGCGGTTGGCCAGGCGTGCGGTAGGCCCGACTCACTAAACAGGACTTCGTTGCCGGCCGAGGCGTTCTGCTCGCCGGGTTCAGTCGCCTTACGATAAGCAGCGAGGAAGTTACCTGCGACGACGGTCAGGCCAGCGAGGTTATCCGGAGGCGGGTACCACTCCTCGGACTCCAGCTGCTCAGCTTCAGCGCCGGCTTCGATCGAATCGACGAACGACCCCTCCGAAGCTGAGACGCTGGCAATAAACTGAAATGGCCCGCCACTCGAACGGTAGATATAGTACTCAACGATCGGGACCTGCTCTTCGTCGAAGCTCACATTGTCCAGATCATCGTGATCCCAGTGATTGATACGAGGCAGACCGATCTCGACCGTCTTATTAACCGGTACGTCGAGAGGACCGAGCGGATCCGACGGCACGCCCTCTTCGCCAAACTCATTGACCAGCGTGACGACGTAGTAGTACGTCCGCTCCTCGTGAACTTCGTCCTCGTCCTCGTCCTCGTCCTCGTCGCCGTTTTCAGGCTCGTAGTTCGGGTTATCCACGAGCCCGTCATCCGATGGCTTCTCTGGGATGGGCACGCCAAGTCGATAGTAGCCCGGCGTATCGCCGGCCACGGCCTGTGAGTAGTCAGCCACAGAGGGCTGGCCAACCCCGGTGAAGAAAACGCGGTTGTAGGGGTCACTGGAGTGAACCGAGTTGGTCACAGAACACCGATCCGACCACTCCAGCCACGACCCGTACTGCGTACGAAACACCGTTCGGGGGGAAGAAAGAGTCAGGTCGCGGCGCTTGGATGGGGCGTTCCACGCCTCCAGTGCGCCGCTGAGCAGCCGCGCGTTCTCGGCAACCTGGGCGTTCTCCATCGGCAGCTTGTCCGGATGAATCGCCGGCAGCTCACCGGCGAACTCTTGGAGCCGGATCGCACCCATCAGTAACCCCCATACCGGACCTTGCGAACCACCCCCCGCATGCCGCCGTCCTCGGCGCGCTGGCGCCACTGAGCAAGCTTGTTCTGCCACTCCAGCATGTAGAACTCCGCCGCCTTGCCGTCCGACCACTGCTGGTGCGGCTGGCGAAAAAGGCGGTACAGCGCACCGAGTTCAATCACTTCGCCGTAAGCATCGGCGACTTCGTCATCCAGCCCTTGTGCGCCGCGCGTAGGAAGCAGCACGAACTCACCGTGGAAGGCATCGCCATCAGCCTGTTCACCGGGGGCGACGTACATGTACCCCGCCCCACGCGCGATGCGATAAACCTTCGGCTTACCTGATCGATCGGCGCGATGGCGCATCTGCTTAGCGGTCTGTTTCTCCAGCTGATCGCCACCGTGTTCGACGAAGACTGCATCCACAACTTCGGCCTCAGCCCCCGCATCCAGCTCAAAAGCAGCCGTGCTGTCAGTTGAAAACGTATCGTCCCGGATACACAGAACGTCGTCGCTGCGCCAAATCGCGGTGTGATCGAAGAACTCCCGCGCAGCATCGAGGTACGTCTGGACAATGAACGGCTCAGGCGCATCAGGCACCTGAGCCGCAACTCCTCGGATGAGCGTGTACAGATCCGCCATTCAGCGCTCCTACTAGCGGCCGCCCTGCTGATTGCGCTGCTGCTCCTGCTGACGCTGCATCTGCTCCTGCGCCTCGCGCGGCGGCGGATAGTGAGAGTCGAACGCCGAGTCGTGGAACGCCTGATACCGGGCCTGGGCCCTTTCGGCGTTCACGCCGTGGTCGCTGTCTTTATCCAACGCCCGATAGAGGATGTAGTCGACCAAAGAACGCTGGAACCGCGAATCCAGCTTGATATCGACATCCTCTTCGTCCCAGTCATCCGCATCCGGTACTTCCGGGACGACCACCGCTTCAACATCGGCGTAGTAATCCCCAGAATCAGGGGCCGGGTACAACCAATACGTCTTCTGATCAGCCGTCGTGGTGTACTGACGCGGCTTGCCTTTTTTGTACTGCCACTCCGGGTGCGCAGCCGACATGCTACGCATGTCAAATCGAGTCAACGCACGGACGGGTTCATTCTCCCCGCCATCACGCACGCCTACGACTCGCGTGACACGCAGCGAATCATCCGGCAGCTCCTGCTTCGCCCCTTCTTGGAGCGGGACCGTCTTTGTCCGCGTAAACAGATCCGGACGAAGAGCAGCCAATGCGTGAAGCCCTTCGCGGAACCACTCGGCCAGCTCCGGCTCCGACCAGTTGGCGTTGCCCTCGTCGTAGAGCTGGACGCTGACCCGGCGGACAATGTCTTTTACCGATACCTTCATGGCTTACCCCTGCAGCACCTGCTCAAACGCCCGGTCGATGTCATCGACGTCAATCTCGAAGTCGACCAGCCTGCGCACCGCCAACTTCTTCGGCCGGCCCTGTGCGGTGAAATCCGCCGGATCGCCTTTTTGAACCAGCGCCTGTACCGCCTTGAAGACCTCGGCCTCGTGATCGACGGTCGGTTCCGGGGTAGGTTTAGAAGCCGTCACCGGTTCCGGACCGCCCTTGACCTCCTCGACCCGGACCCCGCGCTTGGCCTTGGCCACCTTGGCCAGTGCCGGGCGAACCTGGCGCTTCTCGCCGGGCTGAATCACGACCGAGGCCCCGGTGCGCGTAGCCAGACGGACCGGCTGTTCACGATTCGCGGGAACACTGACCTCGTACTTTCGCATCATGCCTCCTTAGAGACCGGAGGCCCCGCCGAAGGGCGGGGCCAAGCCGGATCAGATGGCGACGTCCAGGCAGATGATCCCGAAGTCCTCAGTGGACTGCTCCCACGGGTTGTAGAAGCGGGGCTTGTGAAAGCCCATGATCTTCGAGATCGCGATGCCGGGCCGGCTGTTGTAGTCGAAGACATCCTCATCCCACTCCGGGATACCGATGTCCGCGAAGCCCAGCGCCTGAGCGCCCATCAGCACAATGCGGTTGCCGTCCACGTCACCGTTCTCGCCCCACTTGTAGCCCGGAGCGCCAGCGTGGCCGGAGCTATCGCCCTTCTTGGCACGCAGGGTGTTGAACGAGTGGGTGAACTCATGGAGCACCAGACCGTCCACGGTCGGGATGGCGCCACTGAACAGGACGTTGTTGTCACCCCGCTGGCCGGCATGCCGGACGTTAGCCAGGAAGTCATCGTCCTTCTTCAGTGCAGCCATGGTCTTCGGATGCACGAAGAGGTGGTAGACCTCCTCACCGTTGCCGGTGCGCAGGCTCTTGACTCGCCGGTCCTTGGCGAAGGCACGCAGGTCAACGAGCGCCTCGTAGGAGATCTTGTCATCCGGCGTGATCGCACCGACTTCGCCCTGCTTGAGCGTGCCCGTGTCCTTGTCATACCGGAAATGCCGGTTATCGGACGGGGCCTCGATCTTGGAGGCGAAGTCCAGGTCGCAAAGAGCCTGGCCCATCGGGACCTTGTCGGTGTCGCGCTTGATCTCGTCCTCGGCGTCCGGGTCGTACTCGAAGCCCTTGCGCAGAGCACCGTTGGTGTGCAGACGCAGATCCTGACCCGCAGCCACGAGCGCGGCGATCTGATCCACGCGGTCGGCCATCCAGAACGAGAGCAGGTCACGAGACTGCTCGCGGAAGTTCACGATGGTCTCCTGCTCGGCCATGCGGCCCTCGGAGACGTTCGCGTTCCGCAGCTGGTCGACCACGACTTCCTGGTCGTAAGCGACCATCTTCTCTTCGTTACCCTCGAGCGTGGAATCGCCGACGATGCCGTCGCCCTCGAGGTCCGGCACCATGGTAATGATGGCCTTGGTGCCCTTCTCAGTGCGAGACAGTTCGGTGATCCGCTGGATCGCGCTATTCAGGTCACTGCCGGTGCGATTCATGATGAAGGACTGCTGACGCACGTTGCGCCAAACGTCCTTGCCCCAGGTCTTCTTCTGATGGTCCAGAAGCTGACCGAAGTTGGTGCGACCGGTACGGGAACCTTCGCCGGCCGCCGGGTTGTAATCCGCCATGGATCTTAAACCTCCGTGTTCAAATTTGGGCTCGCTTGCCGTTTAGTGCTGTCCGCCGCACTCAGCGCGATTACCCCGGCCAATCCGTCGGCCGCTGCGGCCGGTTTTTACGCCTCCGGCATGGCGGATTCTGCCTCGAACTTATTGAAGTTGCAGTGGGGACTGCAACTATCCGAAGTCCCCACGCAACCGCCGCCGCTCCTGTTCGTCGAGAGCGTCGAACTCTTTCTCACTCATCTGCAACGGGTCCTTAACCGGCAGCTCGGCGTTGTCCCGCTCCTGGGACGGTGCCGGGGGCTGCTTCTCGGCCGTCTTCATCTTCTCGTCCAGCGACTCGGCCTGCTTCTGCTGCTTCTTCTGTGAAGCCTGCTGGTCCTGCTGTTGATGCTGGTGTTGCTGGCCCAGCCCGTAAGCCCGCGCCGTCATGCGCACGGCCCGGTTCATGGCGTCGCCCGGCAGATACCCCCGGCCCTTGTAGGCCTCGAACAGCTCCAGCGCCTCCTGCGTGGCCTCCTCGTCGTAGACGTCGCTCGAAGCGTCGAACTCGGGGAACTGCTGCTGGGCCTGCATCACGGTCTGTTCCAGCTCCAGCTGCGCCTTCGTCTTGTGCTGCGCCTCCTGCTGGGCCTGCTGGACCTTGGCCTCCTGGAGCGCGGCCTCGGCGCTTCGAATCTCCTTGCGGATGTTCAGCGCCTTCTCGGTCTCGCCGTCGAGGACGGCCTGCATGTACTCCTGCTCCTTGGCGTCGAAGTCAAAATCGACCGCCTTGGCAGGGTCCTGCGCCTTCTGCTGGCGTTCCAGCTCCTGAAGCCGCCGCTCCGCCTCTTTACGCCGCCGATTTACTTCATCAAAGCGGCTCTTAGGAATCCGGTGGTCTTGCTGGGGCTGCTTGTTGTCTCCGCCGTCGTCTGCGGCATCACCTGATGGATCTGATTCATCCGCGCCGGCGGTGCCGGCCGGCTCACTCCCCTCGGACTCATCGGATTGATCGGGCTGCTGGCGCTGCTGACTACTCCCGTGGTCACCGCCATCCGTTGTCTCCTGTTCCGATTCAGGCGCTAACGTATCGCCTCGATCCTCGGTCGACGAATCGTCCGCCAACGGGTCGGTCGTATCAGCGCCTGCGAGAAGATCCTTCTCGTCCATGCTCATCATTCACCTCCGTGATGGGATATCGCTCCATCAAGCGGAACCGTCGGATCCCTCCGACGACAGCACGGCCTTGAGGCCTTCGCGTCGTGTCTGCTCTTCCGCTTGCTTCTGCTGCTGATCGGATCTGAGCGCTTCCTTGGTCAGATCCACCTGCTGCCTCATGGCTTCGAGCGCCTGCTCGTTCTCGCGGTCATGTTGGCGCTCGTGCGATTCCATATTCTTGCTGTAACGCTCCAGGGACTGCGCACGCTCGTTGTGCATCTCGGTGATCTGCAGGTCCTTACGGACATCCGACTGGTGCTTGGCCAACTCGGCCCGCAGCTTCTCGACCTCGAGCATGAGCTTCTGCGCGTTCTCCTGCGCCTCGCGCTCCTCGCCGGCCAGTTCGGTCTGCGCCCGCGCCATCTGGTGCTGGGCCCGCGTCTGCAGCTCCTCGACCTTGGCCTGCAGCTCCTGGACCTCCAGCTGCTTGCGCTGCATCTCGAGCTGCTGCATCTTCTGCTGCGCCTCGTCCGGCTCGCCAAGGCCCTGCATTTGCTTGACCTGCTCGGCGATCTCCTGACGGTTGGCCAGCTGACTGTTCAGGATAACGTGGTGATCCGGGATCATGACGCCCGCTTTACGCAGTTCGACGATCTGCGCGAACTGCCGCTCCTCGAACGTCTTGCGCGTCGGGCTGGAGCCGGCGACCACCTCGTAGGTCCCGACCGTGATGTCGTTGACCACCTGCCCGGCAGCATCCTGCTGGTTGACCGCCACCTCCTGCTGCGGCATCTCGGGCGAGCGCCACTCGGTGATGTGAAAAACACGCTCTTCGGTGTAGTACTTCTGCACGCACTCGAGCACCTTGCGCCCGATGAGCTTGCGCGTGAAATCCAGGTTGTCGAACACGACCTGCAGCCCCATGAGCGACTTCTCATGCGACTGTTCCAGCGCGACCCCTGAGACCGCCGCCTTGGGCTGTTCGGCGAGCAACGCCTGCACGCCCGTGATGGCCTGGATGTAGTGCCCGGCTTTCTGGGCGTAGGACTCCAGCCCATGGGGCATGGCATTGGGTTCGATCTTTTGCGGCGGCTCCGCATTACGCGCGTAGGAGAGGACCAGCCCGGACTCGGCACCGCGCTCTTCCAGCTCCTCGGTCGTCATGTTGAGCAGGCTGCCTTCCTGGACCACCCAGCCCGAGTTGGCCGTGGTGTTGATGACATGCAGGACCTGCGACTCGATCTTGTTGAGCTGCTCCTGCGGGTCCACCAGATGGCGCATCAGCCCCGACGGCCGGCCCCGCCGGAACATCGGGTAGTAAGGGATCACGGTGAACGTGTCATACGGGCTCCAGTCATCGTGAAGTACGACCCGATCGGCGCTCACCGTCCAACGCACGCGCGGGCGCAGGTTCTTGCGCCGCTTCAACCCATGCTGTTCCGCGCGCATCGCCGCCGTATCCTCGTCCCAGTCTTCGGGCACCATGGCCGTCTCGCCCGTAACGGGGTCGACGAACTCTTCAACCCGGCTCATGGTGCGGTATTGGCGTTCGATGACGCGGACAGCGCGGATGGTCCCGCTATCGCTGGGCTCCTGGCTAGGCAGGTAGGACGGCGAGTCGTCGCCATAGGTGTCCCACATCACCGACTCGGCGCCGAAGTTGTAGTCCGAGTACGCCGCGCCCTCGACCTTGTCGGCGATCTTCTTGCCGTAGTACGACTCGATCTCATCGAGGGTCATCCACCGCGTGATGATCACCTCGTTCCAGTCATTCGGGTCGTAGGACTGCGCCTCCGGATCGGGGATCACGGAACGGGGGTTGAGATCCCGGATGCGAACTTCGCCGTAGGGGTTCTCCGTGAAATCCACCCGCACGTCGAAAAAGCCCCGGTCCTCAATGAGGCCGTCTTCGAAGACCTGCGGCTCGACGCGCTCAGTGAAGTCGTTGGCTTCGAGGATGTGGTCGGTAAGGCGGGTAAGGGTTGATGCAAGCTCCTGATTCGCCGGGCCTTTTTTAGGCAGATATTGGATATCCGCCCGCGCTTCGCCGTAGCGACCGCGCACCGCATTGATCACCGCCAAACACTGATTGACGGTCAGCGCCGGCCGGCCCTCGGACTCCAGAGCCGAACGATCACCCTCATCCCACTGTTCGCCTAGGTAGAAATCGGAGTAGCGCTTGGCATCATGGATGTAGGTCCCATGCGAGGGCCATGCGCGGTGAAACGCCAGCCAGTTTGACTGTGCGGGGTCTGCGGGTGTGCTGCGGTCTTTACTCATAGAAAAGGGCCGTCCCTGGCTAACCAGCCTCCCTGCTCGGTCGCATCCCTGCTGTCAAGGCCTCCATGCTCTTCGCATGATGCAAGTTATTGATCGGGGACTGCACTATGCTGCACGCCATGATTTACGCCCCGATTGACGAACGTGGCCCTTAAGCTTCTTGGTCCACGACGGCGCATGCGGCTTGGGCCGTTCGGTCTGCGGGCTGGTCATGGACTCAAGCATGGAGGCCAAATAGGCGGAGGCGTCGACCATGTCGTCGTTGCGCCCGCCGGGGAACTCGAGCATCTGCTTCTTGAGCCGCTCGAACCACGGCGCGTCGGTCGGGATCCGCACATACCCGCGGCGCATGCGCGCCTGTAGCGGCCGGGCACGGGCGATCTTGTCCTTGTTGCCGTGGGGCAGCTCCTCGAGCGGCAATCCGTGCGCGTGACGCTCTGTGATGCGCCGCTCGAAGGCGGGTTTGAGGCCGACGGTGAACTGGGTCTTCTCGACGCCGATCAGCTGCTGTCGGTAGGCGAGGTAGTTGTCGATTATTGCCTCGATCAGATCGTCCGGTGCGAAGCGATCTTCCTCTACATCGACGATCCACAGGACGTTGTCTTCGTCCACACCGCCGGTCACACACGCTGAGTAGTCGTGGATCTGCTTCTCGCCGAGCGCCGTATCCCAGGTCGAGTAGTAGGTCAGCCGTTTGGGGATGTCCGCGAGCGTGCAGGCGCACGTCTCGAACATCGCCTCGCTGAAGGTGGCGGCCTCGCCAGCGGTCGGCGACTGCTGGAACAGCGCCTGGAAGGTCACCGGATCCTGTTTATGCTCGACAAAGTCCTCCGGCGACCAACGATCGGGGTCAAGCAACTCGCCCCGGCGGCGCA